AGCCGCTGAAAGTGTGGCCTTTCCAACAACGATGTCGGCAATGCTTTATGCGTCCGTCCCATCAGGCTATCACTCCGCGAATTGTGCCGCCGTTGCGCTGCGTGCTGTTAAGCTGGTCGATGAACTGCCTGGCGAACTTCTCGCCAAAGCCCATCGGATCATTCATCATTGTAAACTGGAAAGTAGTCGTTGGCGATGCCGCTGCCGGGGCTGCGGATGCACCACCGCCACCGCCTCTACGTCCACCACCGCCACCTCCACCACCACCGCCGCCGCCGCCTTCCGAGACGCCCTTGATAGCCGCCACGGCACTCATGCCCTTGGCAAAGACGGCGGCGTAGGCTGCAAACTTTTCAGCAGGAGTAAGGCCAACCTGCATAGCTTGCGTGGCAGCAACTAGCGTGGCGACGATAGCCTGTGCTGCTCCAAGTGCTTTCGCTACCTTTAGCATCTTCTTGCCGCCATTTTGGAATGCAGCAGCCATGCTTCCAAGTCCAGCCTCAACATTCTGCAAATCATTCTGAACGCGCATTCTTTCGATTTCATTCAGATCATTTGCGTGTTGCTCCGCACGTTGCAGCATAAGGTCTTTGAACTCTGCGTCGAGTTCATCCTTGCCTGTCAAATGCCCGCGAAGCAATTCCATATCTGCTGCATATTCAGCATCAAGAATTTCGCGCTCAGACTTAAATCCTTCGCGGATCGACTCAAGCCTAGCCATATAGAATTCGTCCACCTCTTGCGATGGTGCAACGCCGGGGACTACAGGCCCATCACCTTCTTTAGAAACTTCGCCATCTTTTCCGGGGATCGCCGGAATGAAAGCGCCAGCATTTGACTTCTCGACCATCGCACGAGCCGCAGAAAGGTCGGCTTGAAGACCTGATAAGTCTATTCCAATTGCGTCAGAAATCTGCTTCCCGAATTCTGCCATTCCTGGCACCATGTCTTGAGCAGTCTGATAAACGAAATCTAAACCCTTCTTGAGTTCATCTACGCTGTCGGTGGCGATTGCAATGCCAGCCGCTAGTGTAATGAATCCGACAAGACCAATCTTCTTGGCGGCGTTAAATGCCGTCATTGTTATGGTCGCGGCTTTTACTGCTTGTGCAAACGCCACGAAGCCAGACGCAGCGCCAAACAAATAGCGCGTAAAGATTACAAGTCCAATCCCTTTGATGATTTCACCAAGAAGGCCAAGGTTGTCTTTCACAACAATGACTGCGCGTGACACACCTTGCAGAATTTGACCAGCAGCCTCTCCCGCAGACTTAAAGCTATCAGTTGATTGTGCGCTATTAACTAATGCCTCAGATACACCGACCAAGGCTGGCGTCATGCCTGTGGTAAAACTTTGCACGGCCCCAGCAACATATTGCTGAAGCCTAGTAATATTGTCGTTAAATTGTTCTGCACCTGAGGCTGCTTCTTGCGAAACAACTACGCCAAACATTCGTGCCTGATTAGTCATTTCGGCAATGCTTGCGGCACCACCGTTCAGAAGTGGAATTAAATCAAGACCAGAACGGCCAAACAATTCCAATGCCCACTGCGATTTTTGCACGCCATCGGGCATCATGGCGAACTTGTCGGCGACATCCATCAGCACTTCGTTAGTGCCGCGCATTGTTCCGTCATTATTACGAAGAGAGACGCCGAACGCTTGGAAACTCTCAGCACTATCACCCATTTTGCGGGCCATGATGCCAAGAGAACTTTGCAGTTGCTCGATAGACAAGTCAGACAATTTGGCTGCGTAATTTAAGCCAGACAACTCTTCAGTTGTCATGCCAACTTTCTGTGCTACCTTCCCAATGTTGTCAGCATAATTAAGTGCAGCCTTACCAGCCGCGACAAACACACCAGCGGAAAGCGCACCGGCAATTCCAGCCGCAGCGCCCTTCGCAAACCTGGTTAATGAACTTTCTGCCTTGCCTAGTGCTCGATCAAGGCCAGACGAATTGCCGGTGATGTTGACTTCGATTCCGCTAACTTGAGCCATGCAACAGTTCCTTTAATTCCTCTACATCGGCCCTAGTCAGTTTCCCGGCGTATGTTTCGCCTGGCTCTTTCGGCTTCTTCAACTCGTATTCCAACCACCACTCGGGAATGGTCATCTCCCAGAACTCGCTAGGCTGAATTCCCCATTCCCTCGCCCATAGATACATCCCGTTCCAGTCTAGTTCTCCATACTCTCCATGATCTTCGCCCTCGCCTTCGACTGGCTTTCGGTCTGGGCGTCTGGATTTTTTGACTTGTCTTCAGTCGGAGAGAACGATGTGAGCACAAGGCTGATCAAGGAAGTGATGCTCTCCTGATCGCCCGTTACAAGTTCCTCATAGACTTGTTCGTCCGTGACCTTGGCACCTGCCGACTGCAACATCTTGGACAGAACGAAAGCGATGTGACTGACAGGCGGGCGACCTTGGCTTGTGCGAACGGCGATGTCCGTGAAGGATATGTCGCCCATCTCGATGGATCGCATCAGCTTCATGGAAGGGACGAAGCGATATTCTTCACCCTTCCACTTGATTGTTAGCTCCCGAAAGATTGCCATGATTACGAGGCCGTGAACGTAATCGTGCCAGAGGACTGGATCGAAGCCGTGAAGGTCGTGGCGTCTGCCTGTTCGCCGGTGACGGCAAAGCTTGCGAGGAAGAAATTGCCGGTGAACGATCCAAGGCCAAGCAGTTCGATGGTGTAGGCTTCGAGCAGCGCCGAGGCGGTGCCGACTGCCAGCGCCAGGAAGGTGGTGTCCTCAAGGATGCCTTGGACTTCGGCATCGATGGAGCGGACACCGACATCAGCCAGCATCTTGCGCCAACCGTTGTCATCCTTTTCAGTGATGTCAATCGGCTCGTTGTTGATGGTGAAGCTATCGGCACGAGCGCCAGCCACGGCAGTCGAACCGCGCTTGATACGGACTTTGCGTCCAGCGATTGCGGGCATGTTCTAGTTCCTTTCTTAGGTCACGGGTCCACGAATGTTAGAGAATGCCACCGTAGACCCTACGCTATTGGTGGCGGTTACACGGCACCGAATATACTTTCCGGTGTCGGAGCCTGTGAGTGTGTATGTAAGGTTGGTTGCAGAAGCGATGTTGGCCCATGACGGGTCATTGGGATCGGCAACATTGCCACGCTGCCACTGACGGGCGAAGGTGATCGTAGCATCGCCAGCCCATGTGCCGTTGGTAGTGGTCTGGACGTTGGTTCCGGAGAGTGTGCCGGTGATCGCCGGGAGAACGGTGTTGTAGGGGCCGATGGTGGCCGTCATGTTCTCGCCGCTCTCAAGAGTGGCAGTGAAGGTTACAACATCAGCCTGTTCCGCGCCGATCTGAAGGCCCTGGAGCATGAAGTCGCCGGTCAAGGTGCCGATGCCGCTTATCGTGACCACGCACTCCTTGAGTAGCGCCGTGGTGGCCGTGCCGACGGAATCCGCCAAGAGGACGGTATCCTTGAGCACGCCTTCGATCTCGCAAGAGACAGAGCGCAAGCCGACATCGGTCAGCATGGTGCGCCAACCAGCATCATCCTTGTCAGTGATGTCGAGCGGCTCATTATTGATCGTCACGCTGTCAGCACGAGCGCCCACGATGTTGGAGCCGTTGCGGCTTATGCGAACTGATCGGCCAGAAATAGCCATGCAAGAACCTCTTCTTTGGCCGTGATTATATCACGGAAACTATGCAATCCACAATACACGGTACAAGATGAGGCCGCGCTTGGTCTTGCCATCAGGATCGCGCGAGAAATTGCAAGAGTCGAGTTCGGTGGTGATATGCGTGACGCCCGCAATAGAAAGCGGCTGGCGGCGCATCCTGCCATCGACGGCATCAACTACGGTCTTCAGATCGAGCATGGATGCGGCACGGTCCCATACGTCGATCTGAACGATGGCCGATCCGCCAAGATCATCCTTGCTGTCGAAAGGATTGATCGTGTCAGCCCCGATGGTGATGAACGGGAAGGCTGATTCCAATTCACTGTCAGCCGCCTGTGGGACATCGGTAAAGATCGCCACGAGCGGGCTGTAGTAGGTGCTGAGAAGGCTGGTAACGGCGCTATCGTTAAGCCGGTTGTAGACTGCCGTCTGAAGATCATCAGATTTCATTTCGTTGTCTTCTCCGCGCGTGCCTTGGCCTTGGCGATTGCAATCTCGACCCGTTTCAGCATCTTTGGAATTACCCGTTCGACGGCGGGAATCCAAGACGGACGTTTCGCCATCTTGAAGGTGCCGAACTCAAGGTAGTAGGCATAGTCAAGACGGCTTCCAATGGCTTTTGAATACTTGCCACGGCTTTCGTTGTAGATCGAAATGACAAGCCCGGCGGTATCGGTGGCCGGTGCTTCACCCGGAGCAGATGCTCGGTGAACCTTGTCCTTGTTCACGCCTCTGGCATATTCCCTGCCTGTCTTGGGTGGCCCCTGTATGGCCTTGCGGACGTCCGTGACGGCTTCCAAGGCGGTGGCATCGACAATGAGAGCCAGAGATCTGCCAAGGTCCTTCCCATAGGCTTGCAAGGCCGCGTTGACCTCTTTCAAGCCCTTGATCTCGACCTTGACATCCGTCACGTTGCGACCCCGCCATCAACGTCGATCTGAAGCCACTTGTTCGCGAACTCCATGTTATCGAGGAACCGGATGTTGTGAATCTTGTTTCTGATCTGCACCCGGTCGGAATCCAGCAATGTTGAAGTGTATCGAACCACAAGGCGCAACCGAACGGTTGCCTCGGTGCGGTCATGGGCAAATCGCTCTGAGCCGCCAACCGGCACCACATAGGCGCGGGTCGGTGCGCCGGAAACGGTAGCCCAGGATTCCGTCTGGCCTCCTGCACCATCACTGGTCAAGGTGCGGCGCTGGAACGTCACCGGCTCTTTCAGCTTGCCGGAATTCATGTCGCAACATTTCATCATCGGGTGGTAAACTCTATAATGTCCATGTTGACGGAGACATCGACGGTGCTGGCCGATACATTGGCGAGGAAGCCAAAGTCGCACAGCGGCGGGAAGTAGAGCGGCGGATCGAAAACAACGTCGAGAAGTCCGGCACTTTGCGGATACTCGGTCACGAGCAGCATCGAGGTATATGGTGCTGCTACTTCCAAGATATTCTCTCGCTTGTAGAGAACGATGTTGGCCTTCTTGTCGGAATCGCTTGAGATGGTCACGTTGCGGAGTGCCGCACTCCGGTCACGCGGAGTAGTGTAGACAGCCATCTCTGTCTTTCCGCGTCCTAGCGTACCATCGACAATAACTGCCCAGTCCTCTCCTCCTGCGGCATTCTCAATGGTTATCGTCCCGGCGTGCGATCTAGCGGTCTGCGTGGAATATGTTCCAGACTTGGACACATAGACATCAAACAGGCGGATGAATGACTTCGATGTTTGCGCGCTTGCGGATGCACCTGCTGTTGCCAGCGCCTGGGTGGTATAGTCACCGAACTCATCAATGCCGATTAAAACAATTTCTCTCGCCCCGGAACCGTTGGCCGTGTCGTTGGCATTGCCACCGGCCTTGATGCGGAGATGAACATGGGCATTTGCTTGGGGCGTGCGATAGAAGCCAGAGCGAGATACAGGCACGAAG